CGCGTGTAAAGCAGGAACGGTAAGAATAGATCAAAAGCAATCTTACTCAATGATGGCTGATCCAGAGACTGGCGAGCAAGGTTATGCGCTAAGTATTATTGAACAGCCCATGCCTGAAGTAGAGAGTGTATCAATATTTGATTTATATCCTGATCCTTACTGCACGTCACTTGATGATTGTGATGGGTTATTCCGTAGGCATGTACTGACTCGCCGACAGTTCAGAGAATTATCTGAGTTACCTCAATTCGATTCTGGAATGATCAAGTATTTGCTAAAAACAAACAGGACAGGTAACCACACTGAGGAAGAACATGAGCGGACTAGAAGACGTATTGCTGGAATCAATGAGCATTCTGAATCCAATAGATTCGAGGTTATGGAATATTGGGGCTGTGTTGATGGTTATGAATTAAAAGAGCATGGCGTAGAAATACCTGAAGATGCTGATTTGTCAGAAGATTTTAGCGCATGTGTTTGGTTATGTTCCGGTAAAGTTATAAAAATAATGCTTAACCCTATTAAAGGTTATGACATTCCTTACCATATATTCCCTTATGAGAGATCTCCTCATCAATTCTGGGGTACAGGCGTACCTCGAATGATGCGTGATTCGCAAGGCACTATGAATGCCGCAACAAGAATTTGGTTAGACAATCTAGCCATGTCTTCTGCACCGATGGTTGAGGTAAACACTGACTTGCTTGCGGCTGGAGAAGATCCTACAGATATACACCCTTGGAGAGTGTTCCTTAGAGAGGGTGGAGATGGTTCTATGCCGATGGTTCGGTGGTATCAGCCGGTAGCCAACGCTAATGGACTTAATCAGATTGTTGACATATTCCGCAAGTTTGCGGATGAAACAACAAGCTTGCCTTCGTACACACACGGTGAGCAAACAGGCGGTCTTAATAAAACCGCTACAGGAATGTCAATGTTAATGGGTGCGGCTAATGTTGCACTTAAATCTACAATTAAAAACATTGATGATTTCCTGATGGAGCCAATGATTACTGCATTATTCCACTGGAATATGGAGTTTGGCACGAATCAAAAATCAAAAGGCGATCTGAGGATTGTCGCAAGAGGAAGTACAGCTCTTGTCCAAAAAGAAGTACAAAGCCAGCGTCTATTGCAGTTCCTTTCGCTGGTATCAAACCCCATGGATGCCGGATTGGTGGATCGTAATCAATTACTTCGTGATATTGCACAGAGTATGGATATCGATCCAGATGAAATTGTTAAGTCAGAGGAGCAGTTAGCTCTTGAACAACAACAACAACTCGCGCTCCAAGCTGAAGCTGAACAAAGAGCAATCGCAAGCGGTAATGCGCCTCAAGGAGGGAGCGGAATGGCTCCTCCTCAAGGATCTATTTAAAAACCGTCTTGTTGATGCACAGCGTCACCTAGAAGAAGCAGACGAGAAAAATTTTAGGATTGAGCAAGGCAGACTCAAAGAGTTGCGCTTTTTGCTTAGTCTTGAAACGAGCGCGAGAGCGCATTTAGATAACTCGCGGAACCCTAAACGGACAACCGCAATTGAATAACGGACATCGAGAAATCGCCCCGTAAGGAAAAAATTATGTCGAGAAATGACCCTGATCGCCTAGAAGCAGAAGCGAAAGAGTTGATGGAGCAAATGCTTCAGCCTAAAGAAGGAAACCCTGAGACCGTTCAATCTCAAGAGGATACTCCAGAAGAGCCTGAAGAGTTGCAACAAGAAGCCCCCGAACCTACGGACACGGCTGAGACTGACGCTGAAGAGGTTGAAGTATCTGAAGAAGTTAGCGGTGAATCTGAAGATATGACATTGGCTTTGCAAAAAGCTGAAAAAGCAATGAAAGGCGCACAGAGCAGAATGACAAAAGCTACGCAAGAGACGGCTGACTTGAAGCGGCAAAACGCCGACCTAGTCAAAAGCCTAGCGGAGCTAAAAGGTCAACTTGTTGAGCAACAGAGAGATGACAGTAAGTTAGCGCAGTTAAGGGAAGACTACCCTGATCTAGCTAACCCACTATTAGATGAGCTGAAGCGAACACAAGATGAGGTCTTAAGTCACAAAGAAGAACTTGCTTTAGAGAAGAAACGCAAAGAAGAAGAGCTGAATCAAAAAGCTGTAGATGCCCATTTTGATCGGATCAGAACAGAACATCCAGATGTTGATGAGTTAATTGAAACATCAGATTGGCTGAACTGGTTAGAAGATCAAGACAGTGCAACTAAAGATTGGATTCAACATGGTTCTTCGAACGATGTGAACTCTGTTCTCTATAAGTTTAAGGGCGACATGGGATTTAAGCCACCATCACCGCAAGAGAGGGCGTTAGAGAAAGCAAGATCGGTTGCAGAACCGAAATTGCCTAAGTCTCGAAAGCCCAAAACGAAAGTCGAAACCAGAAGCTGGTCAGTCGAAGATATTAAAAGGATGCCGAATCATGAATTTGAGAAGCATCAGGATGAAATATTAAAGGCAATGAATAGTGGACAGATTCGGCAATAACTTTTGCATATAGGTAAATAAAATGTCTTTTTCACAATTTAGTACAGGCACTACATCTGAGGTGAATTTCATCCCAGAGGTGTTTTCCAAGCTTTTACAAGCTAAGTTCTACAAGCAGTCTGTTCTTCCTGCAATTTCTAACACTGATTATGAGGGTGAAATCTCTGGTCAAGGTGAGAAGGTTGTAATTCGTACAGTTCCTGCTGTAACTATCAATGACTATGCTGGCACGATCACAACTCAAGAGTTGACTACTGCCAAAGTAGAAATGCTAATCGACAAGGCTAAGTACTACAGCTTCAAGGTTGATGACGTATTAGCGGCTCAAGCAGATATTAATTTGCTAGAGAAGGCTTCTGCGGATGCTTCTGAAGGAATGCGTATTGCAGTTGAGACTGATGTATTGGCTAACGCTATCACTGGCGCTACCACTACTGGATCTCAAACTACCATTACTGCATCTAACATATTGACTGAAATACTTGAGCTATCAACTGCTCTTGACACGCTTAATATTCCAGAAGAAGGACGTTACATCGTTCTTTCTCCTGAGTTTGTAAGCATGCTTAAGCAGTCTGAGCTACGTCAGGCTTACTTGACTGGCGATGCAACTTCACCGTTGCGGAACGGAAAAGTTGGAATGGTAGATCGTTTTACTGTTTATCAGTCGAACATGCTGTTTACTGCCGCTTCAGGCGCTGACTCAGGTTACACACATGTCCTAGCGGGTCATCCTAAGGCTCTTTCTTTCGCTTCACAGTTCACAAATGCTGAAACTGTACGAATGGAAAGCACCTTTGGTGATCAAGTTCGTGGTTTGAAAGTTTACGGCTCTAAGGTTGTAACTCCAGATGCACTTTGCGTAGGTAAGTGGACTTAATAGTCTGACTTAGATGGGGGAGGGAAACCTCCCCTATTTTAAATGGAAAAAATTATGACGAAATCTAAAACTAAAAAAGATGAGATATTTGACAAGGCAAATGAAGAGTTTGGAAGAAAGTTAGACAGAAGACTCACCCTAGCCCAGTTAGAAGAACAGTTAAAGCAATTGGAGAGGGATCAAAAAAATCCGCCAAAAGAAGCTGAAATTCTTATTCCTAAAAAAGTTCAGAACGTCATTACTGGAAATATTTTTGACTATAACCCGATATTTAAAAGCAATCCTGATTTGCAAGTAATCGAGTGGGAGAACACTGATGGCGACAACTAAAGTTGTAGATATATTAGACCGCGCTAGCATTATCTTGCAGGATAATACAAACGTCCGGTTTCCAAATGCAGAACTATTAAAATTCTTTAATGATGCTCAACGAGAAGTTGTGCTTCATAGACCAGATGCCAAGATGGTAAATACCACTTTAGATCTGGCAACAGGTAGTAAACAAACGCTACCAAGCAGTGCCTTACGTTTAATTGATGTAGTGCGTAATGTTGGCGGAAGGGCAATAACTCAAGTGGATAGAAGAATACTTGACGAGACGCTTCCTAACTGGCATGAAACAACTGCTGGAACGAATAAGATCGAGCATTACATTTACGATCCAGCCGATCCCAAAAACTTCTATGTTTTTCCCAAAGGGACTTCTGGCACTCACTCTTTAGAAATAATATTTAGTGCATCTACTTCAGATATAGCTATCAGCAACTTCTCTAGCGATACAACAGTTATATCCATAGACGATGTCTACTCAAATTGCTTGTTGGATTATGTGCTGTATCGGTCATATCAGAAAGATTCTGAGTTTGCCGGTAACGCGCAGAGAGCAATGATGCATTACCAAAGCTTTGCAAATGCACTTGGAATTAAAACCCAAGCTGACAGCGCAGTGACTCCAATTCCAGCATAGGTGATCAATAGTGAAATATTCTGATTTTTCTCCGTTTATAAGACCTGAAGTTCAGGGTTGCCCTGATTTTCTTTTAGAGAGATCTGTGCGTGACTCTGCTATAGACTTTTGTCAACGAACTGATGTTTTTGTTGCAGAACCTGAGTTTGTCACAATTGTAAAAGGTGTAAACGAATACGCTGTCTCTATACCAAGTGGAACTGAGTTAAATCATATTTTAGATATTTTTAACGACAAACAACCCTTAAAGCCTATAAGTTACGCAAAACTTTTGTCTAGACTTGGGGATGAAAACACTACTGGAACGCCAAAGTATTATGCCCAAAGAGATAATACTGATTTTTATGTTGCTCCAATTCCCGCTGACAGTAACTCTTTTAGAGTTTTATTTTCATTAAAGCCTTCATCATCCAGCTCCAGCATTCCAGATACTGTCGGCAAGGAATACCGTGAGGCAATATCGCACGGAGCTTTGTTTAGGCTTCAGATGATGACCGGACAGCCCTTTGGAAATCCGGCAATGGCAGGAGCAAATCGAGATCTATTTGAAAAGGCAGTGGGAAGAACAATACGTCAAGTGAAGTATGGATTCTCAGGTGGATCTCTCACTTGCAAACCGAGGGCATTTATCTAATGGCATACTCAGAAACATTAAATTTAGTTGCGGGAGATACTCTTCCTGAACTGACAATAACACTAAAAGACAGTAACACTGCGGCTTCTGGTCTTACGCTAGACCCTGATGATAGCTCAACTTGGGCTCCAATAAATGTAACTGGAGCAACTGTCAGAATGCGTATCAGGGAGCTGGGCAGTACGGTTATTGCTAGCACATTAACATGCAGTATTTCTGATGGAGCTAACGGTATTGTTGTAACTGATTTTCCATCGGGAACCCTATCATCAGCAGGAACCTTTGAGGCAGAAATAGAAATTACGTTTTCTTCAGGCGGGGTTCAGACGGTGTTTGATTTACTAAAGCTTAAAGTAAGAAGCGACTTTGATTAATGGCAAGCAAGGCGCTTTTAGAGCTTGCAAAAGCTAATGCAGAAATAACTCACCAGCTTATAAAAAGCGGTATAGGTTATCAGTACTTAAAAAGTGGCATTACATTTCAGGACTTAAAGGCAATAGATGTTGCCCTAGATCCTGACACAAAGAACAGATACTTCAGGAATGAGTTTTTCACTCTCACTGACAGCGTTGCCTTAGATTATCAAAAATCTTTAGGTGATAGTTTTTTTGTATCTGATCTTGCTGTTTTAGATGTAACTAAGACCTTATCAGACTCTACAAATATGTCTGACAATTTTAGCATTGCAATGCAATTTAACAGAGACTTTTCTGATTCAGTGAACATGTCAGATTCGTTTAGTTTTACCTTAATATCAGGGAGCTTGTCTGTCCTCAATGCATCTGCATTGAACGAGTTCACTTTAAATAGCTAGGAGATTTAGATGATAAATGAAACTTTAAAACTGACAGGCTTCGTGACCATTCATGTTAATGGGGAAGTAGTTAAAGAAATACCTAACTTAGTGGTGGCTACAGGTAAGAATTTTGTAGCATCAAGAATGGTCGGAGCTAGCGCAAATGTTATGTCGCACATGGCAATAGGCACTGACAGCACAGCCCCTTCGTCTGCAAATACAGCACTGGGAGCTGAGGTTGCAAGGGTTGCTTTGAGCGGTTCATCTGTAACGGATAATGTGGTAAATTATAGTGCTACATTTCCTGCTGGAACAGGGACTGCCAATCTTGTTGAAGCTGGAATATTCTCAGCCTCAAGTGGCGGAACATTGCTTTGCAGGGTAAATTTCAGTCAGGTTTCGAAGGCTAGCGCAGATATTATGACCATTACATGGTCGGTTACTGCTAGCTAAACAAAAGAACACTAATTTGCACGGATACGCCTTACAACTAGTAATTGTATAAAGGCTATCCTATGTCCATAAAATTTGCTAACAGCGCCGTAACAGTCCTAACATCTGATTTAAGCACATCTGCTACTCAAATATCAGTACAGGATGGATCAGTATTTCCTGCTCTATCCTCAGGTGAATATTGCTTCGTTACCTTGGCTACTAGCGCAACACCTCCAGCATTAGAAGTCGTTAAAGTTACCAATATAAGTAGTAATACTCTTACGGTAATAAGGGCTCAGGACAATACCTCTGCCACTGCGTTTTTAACAGGGGATAAGTGCGAATTAAGATTAAGTGCCGCTACTTTAAATGAGTTCGTTCAGACTGGTGGGCAAACTGGTATTTTTGGAGACATGGTCTTTAATGACGATATTAAAGCATCATTCGGTACAGGTGCAGATCTTTCTATAAGCAGTAACGGAACTTCATCAAAGATAGAAGATAGTAGTAATTTTTTATATATCGAAGGCGAAAACATTATCCTTCGCAACAACGCTGGTACTGAAGATTATGCAAAATTCTTTGGTAATGGTGCGGTAAGATTATACTCAGATAATCAGCTTCGGTTGAGTACTTCATCTACTGGGGTCACTGTGAGCGGGGTTGTAAGTGCCACTGGTGGAAATTCAACTAACTGGAATTCTTCATACACTTATAGTCAGTTAGGGCATTTACCATTAGCGGGTGGATCTTTGACAGGTGCATTGCTAACTAACTCTACAGTTGATGGTAGAAACGTATCCGTTGATGGCACAAAGTTAGACGGCATAGAGTCTGGTGCGACTGCCGACCAAACTGCGTCTGAAATAAAAACGCTTGTTGGTAACGCAACAGATTCTAATGTTTTCACAGATGCTGACCACAGCAAGTTAGACGGCATTGAAGCTAGTGCCACTGCTGACCAAACCGCATCAGAAATAAAGACCGCTTACGAAGGTAACTCTAATACCAATGCATTTACAGATGCCGATCACACAAAGCTTGATGGTATCGAGGCGGGTGCTACAGCGGATCAAACCGCATCACAAATTAAATCTTCTTATGAAAGCAATGCAGATACCAATGCATTCACGGATGCCGATCATACAAAGTTAGATGGCATAGAAGCTAGCGCTAACAATTATGTCTTACCAAGTGGTTATGCAACAGAGACCTATGTCAATACTCAGGTAACTAATCTGGTTGATTCTTCACCGGCGACTTTAAATACATTAAATGAACTAGCCGCCGCACTAGGAGATGACCCTAACTTTGCTACAACCACAGCTAACTCGATTGGAACTAAATTACCCTTAAGTGGCGGCACTCTTACAGGCAACCTATCTTTTGGCGATAACGTCAAAGCTCAGTTTGGTTCGGGTGATTTAGAGATTTATCATGATGGATCTAATTCAATAATTAATGATGCTGGTACAGGAACTATAAGAATACAAACTGCTGGAGCTAATCAATGGGAATTTAATGGCTTAAATTTCAAAGGTAACGATGGTAGAAAAATTATTCTTGGTGATTCATCAGATTTACAGATTCATCATTCAGGTAGCCACAGCTTTATCTCTGAACAAGGCACTGGAGATTTATACATTGGTGCAAGTAACAACATAGCATTGATGAATGCCGCATTTAGTGAAAACAAATTGCTTGCGACAACTGATGGTGCTTTAAAGCTCTATTTTAACGGCTCACAAAAACTAGCCACCACCTCCACAGGTATAGATGTAACAGGCTCAGTGACAGCCGATGGGCTTACTACAAGTGGTAATTTCTTAAAAACTGGCACTAACGGAAATTATACAATAGCTGCAAACGGTAACGATTTTTACTACGGTCGTAATGGAACTAA